TATCCTTTACATTGTCCACTACTGCGTCACCAAGCTCTCCAGCTTTACCCAAAACGCTCTGGAGAAGGTTAGGGTCTTTGTCCCCCCGTGAGCTTCCACCAGAACTTCCTTCTGGGTTAACCGGATCTACAGGAGGCTCTATTTCTCCGGAAAGTCTACGCATAAACATATCCAAAGCTCTCTCTGGGTCTGCATTTAGTTCAGGTGTCTTTGCTATGATGTCTTTAAAAGAAGCAATAAGGGCCTCTCGGTTCTCTGGGTTATCAAGAGCTATTTCAAACTCTCCCCTTTTAGAATAATAAGAGGAAGCTAATTGTCCGGTCTGCGCCCAGAAGGCTTTCATAAAGTCTGAGTCGGCATCACCATCTTTTCCGGCAGCCAGAGAAGATTTTCTGTAATTATTTAGGTCTTGGAGTTGCTGCCATGCTAAGTGCAAGGTTCCACCCTTAAGCTCTGGGGGCCATTCGCCAAAGGGGTCTAATACATCATCTAAACCGTATCCTTCCCTAAGCATAAGCTCTCTTTCAAGTTCGGCTACTCTGGCTTCTTCTGTCTCGCCTTTAAAAGTAAACTCTTCATCCCAACGCCTAGTGTTTTCATCGATGTCTTCACCACGCTCTCTTATTCTTGTCTGTTCATCTTGAGCATCTTTTGTTAAGCCTAATGAGTATCTTCGGGCATTTTCTTCAAGGTCTTCACCACGCTCATCTTTCCTTGTTTTCTCAGCAAGATAATCTTGACCAAGCCCTACAATTTTATTACCAAATCTTTCACGCCTGTCAGCTCGATCTTTCTTTTGAGTCTCAAATCTATCTTCAGCTCTATATCTTGACTCTTTCTTTCCTCTTGCATTTTCTGTTATAACATCTAACCAACCCATTTATGTCTCCTTATTATTCATTAGAAAAGCCCAGAACCACCCTGAACAAGCATTGCGCCTGCCAATGGGATGAGTGCCGGAACGAAAATGCCTACTGCCAATGCGACTATCCCTGCCCCAAAAAGCAGCGCATCCATATCCTTCTCATGGTCTGCTGCTTCTGTTGCTGCTGCTGTTGCTGCTGTTTCTTTTGCCTCATCTAAATTGCCTTGTGCTATTGTCAATGCAGCCGACAGCCCGTTAAGATCGAAGTTCGCCTGTTCATACATGTTGCTTATATAAGTCTGAGCCTGACTGAACATGGCCTGGTCTACACCTAATGTTGCCATAACTCCATTATAGGTAGCTTCCATTGCATTGCTAATAGCCTGTTGATCGGCCTGGTATACATTTAAGTACTGCTGATTTTCCTGAATTGCAGCGTTCATGCTTGCCATATATCCCTGTAGCTCCATAGCCTGAGCCTGAAACATATTGTCAAGAAATTGCTGTTCTCCCATAGCTCCTTGAGAGACCATGTACTGCCACATCTCCTGTTTAGAAGCTATCTGAGATTGTTTAAGGGCCATTTCATCTTCTATCAGTTGGGTCTGGGCCTGAATAGCATAATTACTAATATTGTTAGTATAGTTGTCGGCAGCTGCCAATGCTGGTGTCATTGCTCCGGTTGAAGCCTGAATGTTGTTAACCATACGGGTAGCATACTCACTCATCTCAGCCATTCTTCTTGATATCTGTCTATCAAAGATTGCTCTATCCTGATCTGAATATCCCTGGGCTTCAGTCGTTCCGTCTATAACATCCTGGAGACTGTTAAGGGTCATATCAAACTCATCAGAAGTTAATCCAAATAAGCCTGCACTATAATCTGAGGCTGCTTGCTGTTCGGCTGCATCTATAGTTCCCATATCAGCTGCAAGGGCATCTATGTTGTCTCCAGTGTCCCCAATAGCGTCTATGTTATCAAAGTAAGTATCATCATATCCATTAGCGTCAAGCCATGTATTAAGATCTGTGTATTCATCAGCATACCCACCTAAATCATTAAGCCCCTCTGCTAAATTAGAAAAGTCTGCAATTTCTTCTCCGTCTTGATTAAATATCTTCAAATAATAAGGATTTGCAGTAACCCCGTCTTCAAGAAACTCATTCATATCTGGGGTAGCATTAGGGTCGTTAAACTTGTCTAAAAAAGCCTGTATTGCATCTTGAGCTGATGTTACTTCAGCTTGGGACTCTTCTACAGTAGCCATTCGTGGCCTCCTCAATATGGTCTTAAGTCTAAGTCTACGGATACAGCGTAAATAGCACAATCATTTACTGTGTTGTTCGCAAACTTAAAACTAAGGGTGTCAGAATCAACCGTATATGGCAAGCTGATATCCTGCGTATAATATGTTCCACCAGTACCAGAAGCCAATGTAACTGCTACGGCGTCTTCATCTCTGCGTGTTTGTATTGTAAATGTCCAGTCTCCGGACTGAGAAACTAAAGGTTTAACTCTCTTATATAGCTTCTTTGCGGTCTGTAGGCCGAAACTATACATTTTAGTTTCTAGAGTTATGGGGACGGTCGTAACAGTTTCATCAAAAAACTGTTCCCCATACTCCAGACAGACAAGATCTAATGTTCCTGACTCATATCCTACTATTCGATCATATAACTTAACATCTGAAAACTGATTAACCCCAAGGTATCTGACTATCCCACGGATATCAGCAGTATTAGTAAACTTGAATACTGGCGCATAAAGATCTCTATTCCCGGACGTTTGAATCTGTTCAGGATCAAAGACTAAAATCTTATCGCTTGCTATCAGCCAATACATTTCAAGTGAGGCTGCGCCATAAGCCGTAGCTGGGACATCAGTCTTTACATGTTCCCCTACCTCTATAAGAGTAGACCCGGACAGCACGAACAGCTGATCCTTATCACTAAAACATAAAACACTCTTACATACAGCACAAGTCTTTCCGTAAGGCGTTCCCTTGTTAGCTACAGTAGATATAGTAAACTCTGTCGGGTTAGTTCCTGACATCTTATGTATTGCTTCATGTTTAACTATAAATAAAGCCTGTTGCATGCTTACGGCAGCATTTATGGTTGGCCCACCTTTCTCAAAGTATTCAGCAAAGTAAGGCTCAAAGCCTTTTGCCTGGCCATACAGCCCATAACTAATCGAGTTGCCCTCAACAAGAAACACTCTGCTGTTATGTACCACTACATCTGTAGCGTTTTTATTGTTTAACGTTAATGATACTGATCGAGTCTGAGATACTTCTATGTATGCACAGTCTACTGCGGCTGTAGGATGAGTAGTGAAACTTACTCTAATAATATAAGCACCAGTCATTCCGCCAGGGACTTCATCTCCACCACTATCTACTGAATCATCATCTTTCCATATCTCCCAATCATCCGGTATATTAAACTCCATAGTTCTATCACCAGCGGCAGCAGTCCATGTAGGAGTTGTAGACAGAGTTAGCGTTGTCCATGCTGTCCCATTCCAATATGTATAAGCAGCTACAGGAGATCCTGCCATCTGTTCTGCGGTCTTCATAACTACTTTGGAGAACACCTTAGCACTGGCTATATAAAACCCGTCATCATCAGTGGCTGTAGCCATATTAAAGTCTGAAGTTCCAGCATCTTGAGCATCTACGGTATCATCTATATATTTATTAGCTGCTGAAGCATCATACTGTCCAGCATACCAGAAAGGATCGTCTATATCTCTGCTGTCATAAGTATCTAAGCTTTCTATATTCAGGCCGGAATCATAGTATAGGATAGCCGGTTTATTAGTTGCTGATTCATCTACAAGTATAAGCTTTCCATCTAATACATCAGCTTTAACGGCTCCGGTTCCTGTCCATGTAAAGCTTGAATCTACCTCTGCCATTGTGCCTGAATAGTTGGTATAGAATGTTATTACACTGGAAACCTCATATGCAATAAAGGTGATTCCTAAATCATTGAGTAGATAAAAATAATGACCGACAATCTCTCCATCGGCCACATCCAGGGGTTCAAAAGTCTTATACCCCTTTCTCTTCCTAAGTTTTCCGTCATAATAAACATTGGTAGCGGCCTGCCCCATGTTGTCAGGAAGATCATCAGGGGATAGGTCGGTTGCATAGCCTCGGCTGAAATCCTTAAGCTCTTTAACAGCCATTAGGCCCCCTCAACATAGTAAGGAAGAACTTCTATGCCTCTTCCTGCTCTTGACTCTGTATTCCTATTTGCCTTCATAACGTTATAACGGTTAACATATGTTCTGTATTCATACTGCCTTCGGCCGGCCAGTTTATCCTCAAAATTGCCTATCAGCATCTCCGCTGAGAGTTTCCAAGCTATTCCATCATGGAACTCTTCCGGCAGCTCTGTGGGCAAGGCTGTGCTTGTTGTGGGGCTTGTTACCAGTGTTGGTACACCATCATATGCTATTGTTAAGGGTTTCTGAGTTGTTGCTATCGGGTAAAGTAGTATGTACCCCCAATTATCCTGATAGTAATAAGCCGGAGTCCCCGTAGGCTGTGGGTCTAAAAAGTGAACAGCTCCACCCTCTGTTAATGGGAATCTATCCCAAGTAACCGATTGTATTTTCCTTAAACCTGTAGGGCCTGGCGAACCAACCGTACAGCCTTCAGGAAAGTCTGCTACTATACTTGTGGTTCCAGACTGAACTCCACCGAAGTATTTAGCTGTTGCATCAGTATAAGTAACCTCTGCATCGGGGGCTGTTATCACTATTGAAGTCGAATCTATCCCATCTATTGTAAAGTAAAAGTTTGTCCATGCTACTGTAAGGTCTGCCCCTGCGCCTATAGCTGCCCTTATCTGAGCCTGTAATTCTGTAGCTATTTCTGTTCCGGTAGCTTTAGTGCCACCGACATCGGTAATTGCTATATCTGAGTCTATGTCATTATTTGTAGACCCAGCTATAACTAAATTAAAACCCTCAAAGGTCTCCGGTACGAAGGTCGCTGTGATCTGCAACTTCCTTGTATACCGGAACCCGCCAACTTCCATAAAGAATTGACGGAGAACCTTCGAAACTAACAGCAAAGCACTCGCATCAGAGAGTCCTTGCGTCGATACTCTGGCCAATCTTCGGGCCTCTGTGATTACTTCACCGTAGTTCATAATTAAAATCCTATTGCTATGTACTGCACAGCGGTCAGAGCCGAAAGATTCCCAGCATTAGTAAACTGTACTAACGCTCCATCTGCTACTGCATTGTAATCAGCAAAATATGCTAATACCTTCCCATTCGTTGCGTCCCATGAGAACACATAACCACCACTTGACTGAACCATTACCGCTATAGGGGTGAAGCCCTCAAAAGTGAGAGCCTCTCCACCTGTAGGATATGAACTGTCAAAAGCAATGGTGCCAACTTCAACGTGCATACCTCTAGCAATATTGGAATTGACAGAAGTATTAGTGTTGTGCTGAACGGCCTTTGTCTTAGTAACTGCCATATCTAACTCCTATTAGGTAATACTTAATATTCTTTCAGGAACAAGCATTAAGTCCTGAGTTGTAGAAGTTGTTGAAACAGTCCTACATGAAGCGAACTCTCCTACAGCTCCAGTGAAATCCGCAGCACCATCAGCGATTGCGCCGGTGTTTATTGTTACTGAATGCCCTACTGAAATAGACAATGATGGTGTTATAGCATCATCTATAGGCCCACCAATCTGAAGTTTTGCAACCGCTCCGCTTGAATAAGCCTGTGCGGGGAACCCTATGAAACAGTATACGGCAAGGTCTGATAATGACTTAGCAACTGGCCCGTACTCATCAGCTATGATGAAATAAGGGGTCTTTGCAACAAGGTCATTAGCACAGACCGCTTCTACCCATACTTTTCCGTCTGCATCATACAGCTTCTCGAAAGAAGCATATGTATCTGAATCTTTAGTAAATATCATCTTCTACCTCCTAACTTGTGTAATCAAGTGCTGTAAACTTGAAGTTTGTTTTACGGCGATCACACTTAAGGTTAAGCGCACAAGTCATATATTTTCCCATTGCGTTCGGGAAACCAACCTGTTTAAGGTCAAACCAAGGAGTAACCTTATCATCTTCACCTTTCTTTACGACAAGTTCTAATGCACTCATGTCGAGACCAAACCAGTCTCCAGCGGGTACAAAAGGACTTCCAATTACTGGACATCCATAGAACAGCACATTCATGAAACCTGAGTCAACTTTCTTAGTTGCACTCTCATATCTCTGCTGTGGCTGTAAGAGGGATTCATACTTGCTTACCAGGTCACGAGTAGTGAAGTGATGAGTAGGCATGTTCTTACCAAAGGTTGCCTGATTTCTCATATAGGTCAAAGACCCTGAGCCGAACAATGTCATTACGGTTGTTGAACTATCTTCTGTAGAAGCCCAATCAGCTGCATCGGTATAAGCGATTCCTGCATAACTTGTCGTACTGTCAACGATAGCTGAAAGAGGTGAAATGTGAGTCGAATCTGAACCCCAAAGAGTATCAGACAGTTTTTCTTTATAGTCTTCCTGAAGCTCAGTTGCTTTCTCAGCCAATAGGTTGATAATAGCTTCTTTACCATCATTCTTTACACGCTCATCCCAATGGATGGTCGTGTTTGCGGCCAAATAACCCCAATCGAGAACTGCACCGGTTCTTGTTTCGTTAGAGTTAAGTGCGATCTGTTCACGAGGCCCGACGAACTTTGCCTGACCAAGTTCTTCTGTTCGGACTCCCCACTGTATCTGTGTACCACCGGATGCTGAAATCTGATTCTTACCTTTTAGAATGGCAAGAAATGGATCATCATCATATACCTGCTGATACATGTTTTTGTCATAGTACTTAGTACTGACTGCATTTGCTTCACTAATTGAAAGTGCCATTTATTTCTCCGTTTGTTTAGACGGCTTCCATTGCCGCCTGTCTTGCTTCTTTAATCGTCATAGGCTTTGTAGCTGCCCCAACGTTACGACCTGCCGTTTTGGTTCTCGGTGGCCCCATTGGATCTTCTGATTTAACCTGTGACCCTTTACCCTTATTGGCGTAGTAAAGCATTTCAAGTATTGCTTGGTGTGCCATTTCCGGCTCGGCTGAGTTTAATTCCTCATAAGCCTTCATGACTGCTTCATGCTCATAATCGTCATAATGGGTTTTCAGATAACGACCTTTACTCTCAAAGGTCTCGCTGTCCCTTTTTTTCCGTCCTTCGGCATCTATTCGCTTCTGTTCGGCCTGTTCTTTCTTTTCAATGGCTTGAAGTCTATCTGTAAGTGCTTTCATCTCAGGGGTCTGCTTTTCAGTTATGCCTCGTACTTGGTCGGCTATCTGTTTCATCTGTTGTGCGGTAACATCTGCAAACATACCATCAAACTCTGAATACTTATTACTTAGGTTAGTGAGGCTTGTCTCCTTTGCTCGGAGGGCATCCATATCCCGTTCATAACTTTTCCTCTGGTTTGATAGTTCCTGTGTTTTCTTTGTATAGTCAGATCGTCTAAAACGATTCTGCATATACCGATCTGAAAGCTCTTTCTTGTCTTTGAAGTTTAAAACTTCATCTTCACCATTTTCGCCAGGTATGGTCATTGTATGGAAGTATTCTTCTGCCGGGGTCTTTGCTGACGTATCCGGTATTGCTGAAACTTCTACACTCTCGGCTTGTTCGATTCCCCCATCAGCTCCAGTATCTTCTACAAGGTGGAACATCAGGCATCGAGGCCCATTACCATTAAACAACATAAATTACCCCTTTAACTGTCCCATGAGTCCCTGTAAGCCACCACCGGCTTGAGGTGCAGGGCTTCCTGCTCCCATTCCACCCATTGGAGGTGCTTGTGAACCCATGCTTTTAGCTTTTCCCGCTGCATTGCGGTTTTGCATTTGTGATTTCAAGGCTCCCATAAACTCGCTTATAGGGGCGTTGATCGGAACTCTAATAACGTTCTCTACCCAATCTTTAACAGTCATCTTACTGTTAATTGAACCAGACTGTGCCATCATAGCATTATCAGCAGGATTCAAGGATGACATATTGTTGGTGATCGCATTAGGTTTTGCCAGTGGGCTTGCCGGTGCGCCACCCATCGGTGCGCCTCCCATTGGCGGTTTCTGCATCATATCAGACATTCGGAGCCTCCTGACTCTTTTTCATTTGCTGTGGTTTGGGCTTAGCACCCTGTTTATCTAACTTAGCCATTCGTTTCATTATTTCATCTTTATTAGGTATTTCAAGAGCAGTGAGTAGGGCTTCTCGGTCTACAGCTTTCATTGCATACAATCTCAACATTAGCTGCGCTCTGCTCTGTCTGTCTAATGGCAATGTAGAATCAGATTCAACTACTATCTCAAAAGGAAACATCATGCCTTTAGGGTTATCTTCATCTTCATCTTCCCCGTCAGCCCAAGTCTTAAACCTCATAAAGTCATCGTATTGTCTCATCTCATCTTCATTGAGAGTCATTTCTAACTCTTCTTCTGATAATTCGGCCGCCTGTTGAAGAACACTATCTTCTATAAGCATCTTTCTCATGCCTTGTTTAGAGGAGCTGAAGTTGTAATATTCCTGCCCTTCTTCGTTCTCTAAGCTCATCCAATGATCGCCTATCCAGTACTGCTGCATTAAACAGACATACTGGTAAGTCATTCTCTTTATAAACTTCTCAAGGTTTCGGATTTTCGGCCGGATTCTTACACTTGAAGCCTCAGACAGTATAGAAACCTCAACGGCACTTTGTCTTTCGCTCTTCCCGGTCTCGCCTCTAAGCATATCCGTATAGCCAAGCACATATTCTATAATGCCTTTAAAACTGGATATAATCTGCCATGAGGTAGAATCCCCTTCTTTCGGCAGGAGGTGTTCTACTACTGGTTTACCTGAAGGAGTCCTTGATGAATCATAAGCATACGTCTGGCCAAACTTACCGGCCTGTTCATCCTGCTTAATCTGTTCAATGTCAGGGCATTGTGCTGTATCTATAAGTTTAGAAGGATCGGATTGTCGTCTTGCCCTCTTCATCATTGCTTGCATCTGAATGTTAATTTCTTTAGTTATGCCCCATATCTGGTCGCCTTCTCCAATAGAATCAAACATCCCAGGGTTATAATAGTCGGTTAGGGCTACAAACGGGGGTAGACCATGACTGTACTCATACTCAACAAACCCTAAGTACTTATCATTTGTATAGTAAACCATGATACCGTTAGGAAAGATTTTAATGTCGTTATCTTCATCATCTTTCTCTAATAGCTCGTCGGTCTTCATCCATACACGATACCACTGAACTCTTCCGGCATCGGCATACACAAAGTTCTCTACGGCTTCTGAGTATTTAAGCTGCTCATCTATAGCCTTATTATCGCCATCGGTTGAGAAGAACACGTTAGCATCTATGTCGGCATCTGGGAACAGGGCCTTTACTTTAGATACTGGTACGGTTTCTTTTACTCCACAGAACGGAGCATCTTTAATATCCTCATAACCAGGGGCTATAAAGAAGTCTCTTGGATCTATAATTTCATAATACAGGCCGTAAGCCCCTTCTCCCTTAGAATAGCCTACTTCAGCTATACCAAGTCCGGTAACTTCAGCCCAAATACATGTTTTATAAAGTAAATCTTGAAGCTCAAGTTCATCCCATACATATTCAATGTTTCTATTGTAAGTATCAGATACCGCACCATATAGATACGGAAATCTGGGGATCATTTTTGCTTGTGGTTTGGAATCGGTTAAAAGTCCGGCAATAGTAGAAACTACTGCGAACAGAAAGTTGAAAGATATCTGACTGTCACCTGATTCAAGTTTGTCAGTATCCCATACCTTGTTACGGTATTCATTAAGTCTATTCGTCATCTCTGTACGTCTTACTTTAGTGCTTTCGAATACAGAGTCAACTACTTTCTTAAGATTAGCATGGCTATCCTTAATTAGTTCTTCAGGCGTTTTATCATATTCTTTCAACTTCTTTTTTTTCACGAAATCTTCCTATATCCTTTTTCTGAACAAATATTATCTCGCTGCCTCTGAGTATCTACATACTGACCAAGGCCAACATCGAAGCCTGCCTGAAATCCCATTGAAAAACCAGATAAAGAAAACACCCTCTGTGCTTTCTGCTTACAGGAAGGACACGAACTGAAATGTTCAGCATCCCTCTCTAATACTTCAACATATTCCTCATTGTACTGTTTACAATCAGGATTGGCGCATTTAAACCCGTAGGGAACTAAGGCCACCTCCAACCTCACTTACTAGCGGTTGTGTTTTTGGCACTTGGCTTTTTATTGGGTTTTCGGTTATTCCCTGCTTTCGCTGAAGGTTTCGGGCGTTCATCTGACTTAACAGCTCCCCCATCTTCCTCGCTTCCTTCGGATCCATTCTCTCTATATCCATCAGGCTTAACATCTGCTTCTCCCATAAAGCTCTCATCAAAGAACTCTTTTTCTGCATCGGTTTCCGGCACATTAGTACCGCTGCTAATTTCACCGATATTATCTTCTACGGCAAGATCTGCGTTCTTAGAAAGGTCATGGCGCATGCCAACAGCAACCTCACCAACATATTCAACCTGCGGAGGGGCTACGCTATTCATAGCAGTATTAATAACATCTCTCTGCTCAGCGGTGATAAGATCCATGTTCTCAAACACCATCCTCTTGTGAACATTAGGCTTGCCAACTACTTTGATTCCTGAGAATCCACCTTTCAACCCTTTCTTCTGCATCCATTTGTAAAGGTCTTCTCCAGAAGCCATAGCTTCCATCTGCTCAGGCGTATACACCTCATAAAGCATTGTGTTAGCCGTTGCTCTGTAAACCCCACTACCAATATGAAACTTTTCCACGGAAATCTCCTTAACATGTGTTTAGTACATTTTATCATTATATAATATATACCACAAGGGCTATATTACCATATTTGAACCCCAGGCATCGTCGCCTTTGGAGTAGAACTGCTTAAATATTGAATCATAATTAAAACCGCTATCTGTTTCATCTCTCTTTACATTAAACCAATGAGCCTGAGAGAAGTGTTCACAGCACTGTATTATCATGGTCTGTGAATCAATTATATCATCATCATTCTTATTTGAATTAGGATTGTAATAGTTTAGCTGCATCTCTACGGCTCGGAACTCTGGTTGTAACTCTAACTGATTCCCCACTCTATTAGCGGGGTAAAGTATTCTCCGGTCATTCAGGAACGGGGCAAGGATACGAGAGAACTTAACAGCCTTCGCCGTGTTTCCGGTACTGATAGGTAATATCTTATAGTCTAACCTTCTTCTGTTCGCTGTCTCCCAATCTTTAACCTTTAACTGGATAACGGTCTGTAGGGCTGTCTGTAGTCCTGTCTCAATGCCAAAATACTTAGGTGCATACTGAACTTGTATCCTTATAAACTCTTCAGCCAGCTTCTCTGTTTTCAGCCGGACACCATAACTTCTCTCCAGAAACAAACACCTGGGGTCTCTCTTGTCCACAAACCCTATACTTATACCTGACTGGTCGCTGTGTTGGTGTGCAGTAGCAGCAGGGTCAAGAGCAGCGTAGTATTCCCTATGCTCTAATGGAACATGTTTAGCTATCTGTGCTGCATCATAAATAGGGTACGGAGCCTGGAATACTTTATCTGAAGCAGCTACAGGATCATTCTCCATCTGGGTAGCAAAGTTAGCATCACCCATCTTCCTCTTCAAATTAAGTAAATCTTTTTTCGTGTAAAGGTTATATATCGGTTTTCCTGAAGCATCCCAGCATCGTCTAATAACCGTATTCTCTTCTTTGAAAAACTTGTGCTGTATGATATGCCCATAAATATCATGTAGGTGATACCGAGTACCAACTACAATTTCTATAGCACTCTTATCTTTAACTACCTGTAACATCTGCCAAGCATCTATTATCTTCTCAATCTGGCTGGCCGAACGAACAACCTTATCATCCACAATATCATCATAGCAATGAACGTCATAGTGATGACCGGCGATATTATTATCAATACCCCATACATCTATCTGGCTTTCCTGAATACTACAATCTTCCGGCCTCTGCATAACTAACTGCGTACTATTGCTAACTTCCCATTCTTTAGGCGGCGGGACTACATCAGGCCATATCTCCCTCAATATCGGGGCAGACAGCATAGCCTTTATACTCTTAAGCTCTTTCTTCGCTAACCCACGGTTCAGTGAAAACAATGCGATTTTTAGCAGCGGATTTTTTAATATTAACCATATAATGAAAATCTTCATAATAGTAGACTTCATATGATTCCTTGGCCACAGCATCAACAGGTCTTGCATCCTCGATATGTCTCGGCACATTTGCCCATGCATAACAGGATCTAATCTTTTCCGGCCCGTCTTTAACTCTTTCCATTCTCCCACCCCCATCACTTTATC